AAGTCAAGGATGGCCTCAGGTGTCATAGCCCCAACAGCAGCGTTAATGACATCGAATTGGTCAAGGTTGGGATTAGCCAGCACAACTTCAACAGTTTTGATTGTGTCGTTAATACCTTTCAAAAACTGAGTGGCTGATGAGACACCAGCGCCGTAATACTTTGCGGCTGCTCGCTTGCCCATCTGGTCTGCAAGGTCAGTCATTGCTTGTGTCAGCGTGTTGGCTTTGAGAACACCATCAGCAGAGCCAAGGATTTCCTCAGCGATGGCAGTACCGCCATCTACACCAGCGGCCAAGACTTGCGACAGCGCAGTCTCTGAAAGCCCAGCAGCAATAAGCCTGTTCACCAAGACACCAAAGTCTTTAGCCTTTTGGGCTTGCTTATCTAGTGCGTCAAAGAAAGTCATTGGTTTGGCTTGTGCAGCCGTAACTTCGCCAGTGGCTATTGCTAACTCAGCCATAGCCTCAGCCAATATCGCTGCATAGTCCTCACGCCCAAAGTAATTGAAATCAGCCTGTGCTTTATTAACTTTGGCTTGAGCATCAGCCTGCTTTTGAAGTGCTGTTTTAACATTGGCAGCGTTGCCAGCGGCCTCTGATTGTGCGTCACCAAAGTTAAAAGACCCGGTGATTGCTGCCCCTACGGCTTTGCCGAAAGCATCAAAAGCGTCTTGGGCATCAGCCAGTTTGCTAACGGCGTCATCGAGTCTGACATTGAGACTTTCACGCAAAGCATCAGCAAGTTCTTGAACTTCATACCTAAGTTTTAGGGCGGCCTCTTGTGCCTCCGCATAGGCATCTGCATTTTTCTTTGCTGCGGCCGTGGATTTGTTTGTTAATTTTGTGCTGTTATCAACTACAGTTCCACGCAATTTTTCCAAAGCGGCCAATTCAGCAATTTTGTTAGTAACACGGCTGGTTGCTCGCTCGTTTTGTTTAAGAGCGTCGGCTTGGTTGCCTACATATTCGTTTACTTTGCCGACAACAATGCCAAGGCCCTTCATTACTTGAGCAAAAGGGAGAACTGTCTCAGCAAGTTTGACGAACCGATCTAACCACTTGCCAGTTGAATCGCTTGCTTTGTCCGTGTTATCAGTGAGATAAGTCAGAACATCGAGATAGTCGTTTAGAGTGTCTAGGGTATTTTTCAAGACTGGCAAGAAAAGAGTGCCCATTTGGGTTTGAAGGTCTTTAAGTTTGGCGGTAAGGGTGCGCTGCTGGTTGGCTGCATCTTGGGAAGTCAAAGCAAAGTTGCCCTGTTGCAAGGCTGTCTTTTCAAGAATCACTGCCTGTGCAGCAAGACTCTTGTTTTGTGGAGTCAATGCCTCTTTAGTGCTTTTAACCAACTCAAGATCAAAAGCCTTTTGGCGTAGCGTTGCATCATCAAGCAACACGCCGTAGCGCCTAAGAGGTTCAGCCTCGCCACGCAAACCAGCACCCAAAGCCAAAACAGCATCTTCTGGGTTGGTGTTATTAAATGATGCCAAGTCGCTTGCAAGTTGTGTGAACTTGATAGACATCGTGGTGAGATCAGTGCCTGTTAATCCTGCTGCCTTACCGAGAACACCAAAAGTTCCGGCGGCTTTCAACGCTTCTGTTTTAGATTGACCAAGTTTGGTAGCGGCTGTGTTGCTAAAGGCAATGATGGAATCGCTGGCATCACCAAAGATTTGCTGGGCTTTGCTAGTTTCCTCATTGAGATCGCTGGCCATCTTGGTGGCTTTGAAAGCAACGGCAGCCAAAGTGGTTAGTGCGGCAGTGGCTGGAACCATGCTTCGCTTCATGGCAAAAGCCACTTTGTCGCTTGTTTTTTCTAGTTGCCGAAATTGAAATTGGGCTTGCTTTAGTCCCTTTGAATCAAATTCCGAGACAATGTTAAGAATTACGCTCATTTAAGTCTCATTGCACTATTGGTTTGTTTCATCACTTTATTGACTAATTCTTTGACTTGGGTTTCCACATTAGAACTAGCAGCAGTGTAGGCCCGGTATATAACACGAGATGGGTTGCCAAATCTGTCAGTAAGGTTTTGGCCTAAAACCCCTTCACGGCCCATGTCAAATATGGTGGCTTGTGGGCTTTTCCATCGGATACCAAACACACCAAGGTTTTGTTTATTGCCAAAAGGTGTTTCTTTCACTTTTCGAGCATTTGTGAAAGCGCTCATGTTTTTTCTTACACGGGCATCTGACCATGACATAATGTCGGCACCTGATTTGCCTGCCCAAGGTCTAGCCATACCGGACAAGGGCGCACCTGATGGCAACATTGTTTTAGCGTCTGAGATGACTGGCTGCACAATCTGTTTAAAGTCACGAGTAATTTGTCGGCGCAATTTCTTGTCAATGGTGTTGATTTCCTTCAAGGCCTCTTTAAGTCCTGAAAATTCCATCGTTACATCTACTGGCATTACTTTCGACTTTCGTTAATCATTTTGATGACTGTCGAGAGGTCGTCAGTTGTGAACTCTATCTCACTTGGCCAGAACCCTGTGGCTATTAGCACCGCCGCTAGGGAATGTCGGTAGGTGCCTCGGAGAAAGGGCGGTCAGTTTCCTCACTAACAATGTCAAGGCTGACAAGTTTTTTAATGAAGTCATCAAAGACGACCGGCACAACATGGCCGTGGGTTTGGCAAGCAGACCAGCAAAGGAATGCTAAGTCCTCTATGCCGATACCGTTAGCCATCTCTGATGCTTTGGTCTTATATTTGCGTTCCCATTGGGTGACGCACCAAAGGTTGGTGGTTACTGTGAATGGGCCTTCGCCCATGTCAGCACGAAGTTCGAGTTTCATGTCGGGTTTCCTTTGTTTGGTTTGTTATGCGACTGCAGCAGCGTAGGTGCCGCCACGGAATGTAAGCGAGATGCTTGACAATTCTCCGAGAGTTGCGTCAATGACTGGCAGCGCTTCGAGGTATGTGCCTGTCAATGTAAACGATGGGTTGGTTGCACCGACCGCCGATGAGGTTGGCTTCATGACCACTGTGGTTGCTGTGCCAACCAAAGCGGCGAGAGTTGCGTAAGTCTCTGTGGCTGCATAAGACATGAAAAGTTCACAGACCAGTTCATGATCTCCAAGACCTGCTGTGTAAACACGAGAAGTACCACCAAAGGCAGTGCTTTCAAGAGCGTCAAATTTGACTGTGAGAGTTGCTGATGTGCACTGATCTGAGAGATCAACTGCATTAACAGTAAGTGATGGGTTTGAAAGGTAAGTGCTGGTAGCCATGTGAGTTACTCCTCTGGAGATGTTTCTACTGTTTTAGCAGATTTTGTGGTTGGTTTGTCGGATTTGATGAAGCCACCTTCAATGAGGGCGTCAATGTTGGTTTCTTCGGATGGTTCGAACTTGTCGCCCGGTGTTCCGATTCTTGGGGAAATGATTGTGTACATTGTCTGCCTTACGCTGTCTGTGCTTGTATGGATACTACTAGGTCATAGCAAGGATATTCTGCACCGCCAATGAGGTAGGCAGTTGGTTGGCCGTTCATGACGATTACATTGCTCGATATCACTTTTGCTGTGGTGCTTAGCAGTTGCCTTAGGACTGGTAAACCAGCAGGGCCAGAGCCAAGAACTTTAATTGGAAACGAGACATTGAGAATGTTGCCATTGCCTGCAAAGGTAGTAAACGATGGGGCGTCAATAAAGACACAATTCGGCACAATCTTAGTCGGGTCTGTTATTACCCTTAAACCTGAGATAGTTGCAATCTTGGCTGCAACATCATCTATGGCTTCGTTTAAAAGGTCTGTAAAGGCCACTACGCCACCTGAGGGCGTGAAATGCCCAAGAGTTGCTTAATCATTGGAGTCATGGCTGAGACGCTTGCAGAGCCCATTCCGTCAAAGGTAGCAAAGGTGTCTTGCACAGAGCCACGGCCACGCCACAAAGCGGCTGCGTACATTAGAACGCCCAAGGTGCAATCTCCGCCCGGTGAGGTTCCGAGCGCATCGCCCGTGTAACCGGATTCTTGACGCCTACGCCAGCAGAACGCATTGGCCGCCGAAGTTGCTTGAGTAAGCAGTGTGTAATCATCTGACGGGTTGTCAATGGTTATTCCGAGATATGCCATGACTTGGCTAGAAGTTACCCATGTGCAGGTCTGTGTGTAAGTCAGGGTTCCGGGGGGCTGAACCGCAACACGATCAATGTCTGTATCAGCGTCATAGTACATGACCTGATTAGGTAGCGGAAAAGTCGCATCAAAGATGAGGTTGCCGTCAGAGTCGGTACCCATAAATAGGTACTGAGGCTGGGCGTAAACAGTGAAGGTTCCGTTTAGCCCAGACCCAAGACCTGAGACAGTGATTGACTCACCGACTGCAACATCGTTGTCTGTGAGAGTTTGAACCACTGCATAGTTGTCTATGCGTTGGTTGAAAATAATCTCGTATGTAGCCATCGGCGGTAGCCGCCTTTCGGACTAAGCCTGAGTGATTTTGCGAATCATGCCGGGGATACTTGCGAAGGTTGAAACGAAACCATGGAAACTCATTGTCCTGCCCAAAACTGATGGGTTTTCGAAACTCATCAAAGATTGAGGTGCCTCATAATACTCGAAAGCATCGCCTTGGCCTTGGCCTACTCGTGTGACAATCATTGTCTTTGCAGCAAAGTTGCTATCTACGACAAGTTGCAAACCAAGTGGGTTTCCGTTCCATGATGTTGCTGACTGTGAACCAGCAGCGTTGTAACCGCTTAGACCATTCGCAATGAGAGGAAAAATTGCTCTGCCCGTTGTGTCCACCAATTGCCCAAGTTGCGCCCATACATCGACGCTGCAGAAAAGATGGGTTGGAAGCCAGTTGCGGTTGGCTGAAATGTCGTTCGCTGCGTCAAAGATTGACTTGTAAAGGTCAGTTACTGACAAGTCCCAAACACCAGATGATGTTGCTGCTGTAAGCAAGTTGTCTGCTGCAAGGTTGTCAGAAGCGATCATGTATTCACCCATAAGGTCATTCAAGATCAACTGCATTGCTGCAGGGCTCGTGAACGAAATGTCTTGTGCGCTCAATGTGACCTGACCAGCAAGTGTGGTTTTAGTTACTGAGTTTGCGGCAATAACCATGGTCGTTGCAGATACTGCTGAGAGTTCTGTTGATTGAGTCGCAACTGAAGTATGAGTTGTGATGGTTGGGCGCACAAATGTCTTTTGCTGTCCAGCGTCTGGGTATGCACGAACTCCCAATGCTTCTACGACAGGGCGGAGAAAATTGAGGTCTTGCACAAGTGGGCCCAACACGGGGACTGGCAAGAGACCCGGTGTGTCAGTGGTAAGAACATCACCGGCGGCTGCTTGAATGTTTGTGCGCTTTGATGCTGTGTAATCAGCAACTGCTTTGTTCATGTTTGCAAAAGTCTGGCCACCAGAATGAAGTGCTGCCATGAACTCACCTGCTGAAGGCAGTGTGAACTCTCGTGCTGCTTGTGCATACAAAGGTGAAGTTGGAATTGACTCAGGTGCTGAGGCTTCGATGATTGGTTCTGACACTGGATTCTCCTGTGGTTCGGTTTCTTCAGACTCATCGGGTGCCTGTTCTTCT